ATCTAATTTATCAAATTCTTTAAATTGTTTTTCAATTTCTTTATATTCATCTTCATCTGTTTTTAATAATTTATCAATTTTTGATTTTGTTTTTCTACCTCTTTTTTTAGGTTCTTTTACAACTTTTTCTTTTACTGGACGTCCTCTTTTTTTAGGTTCTTTTACAACTTTTTCTTTTGCTGGACGTCCTCTTTTTTTAGGTTCTTTAACAACTTTTTCTTTTACTGGACGTCCTCTTTTTTTAGTTTCTTTATTTAGTTTTTCAAAATATTTGTCTAATTCAAGACTTTCTTTATCTAATTTTTTATCAGTTTCATCTAATTTATCAAATTCTTTAAATTGTTTTTCAATTTCTGAATATTCATCATCATCAGTTTTTAATAATTTTTTAACTTTTGATTTAATTTCTTTTGCTGGTTGTTCTTTTTTAATTTCATTTATAATTTGTTGTTTTGACATTTTCTTAAAATCAACATTAGGATACATTGCCTTGATAATTGCCATTAATTCTTTTTTAGTTCCAGATAATCCTCCTCTTTGACCATAATTTTTAGTCAAAGCATCTAAATAATTTAAATTTTCTAAGTCCTCGGGATTTACTGCTAAGTGCTGATATATATTATCTAAATAATGTAAAGTTTCTAAATCATCAGGATGTATTCCCAACTCCAAAATTTTATATAGCATTCTTGATAATTTATTTTTAGTATTTTTACTTAATTCTTTTTTAGTAAATTCAGGATTTATTTTTCTCAAAATATGAATATATTCATCTTTTGTTCCTGTTATTTTTCCTCCTCTCATTCTTCCCGCTCCTGACATTAAACCAATAATAGCATCTTTTAATATTTCTTTTCCAACTGGAACAACAACATCTTTAAATACCTCAGAACCTACATTATATAATGCTTTTCCTGCTGGTTTAATATAATCATCATAAATTCCTCCACCTTCATAATCACTACTACTATCAGAACATTCACTATCTGAATCAGTTTCATATTCATCACTTTCACTTTCACTTTCAGAACAAAAATCACTATCTGAATGATAACCACCAGTTAAAGGCATTTTTTCTTCTAATAACGCTCCACCATATCTTTTATTAAATTCTAAATAATTATTATACATATCACCTTTTACTGCTCCACCATATAAAGGGTCGGGAAATGCTGTATTATTATTTATTGACGCTGAAAATCTTGGATGCGGTCCAAGTGATTTATATCCACCCATTCTATCACCTAAATTATAATCTCTTTCTGCTCTATTACTAACAAATGGTTTAAATATCATTTCAGGGCGTGTATTTACATAGTCTTGTTGATTTTGACGAATTTCATTAATAATTTTTTTGTTTGACAACATTTTACTCATAGTATATATATATATATACTATAAAAAAATAATTAAAAAATAATTAAAAATTAATTAAATATTTATTTTCTTTTATAAATATTTTTTTATCTTAATAATTTATGTAATTTTGATTTACTCATATGTTTTGCTCCTCCTTCTTTAGATGGTCTCATTCCTCCTTTTCCTGATTTATGAAATTTGGACATAGCACCAAAACTATACATTTTTCCTCCTACTTGTTGAGAATATAATTCTTGGTCAATAATATCATGATGTTCATCACTTGCTTTTGTTTGTAGAACCATTTCACGGTCAAGAACAGCAGTGAAAAAGGATGTAGAACCAAGTTCAGAAACAGCATAACCGCTATTAATACACATTATTGTTGCTTCTGGTTGAATACTAAATCCAAATTGATTAGTACAGTTTAAAGTAATTTGTAGATTTAGTTGAGCAATAGAACTATTAGAAAGTAGAGGAGGTAAAGAAAGAGCAAGAGATGGATTAATTACTAGTAATGAACCTAAAGTCGGTATTAGAGTTGAAACCCCGTTCTGTATCGCTAATGCTTTTCCGTTAAACGCATAAAATGATTGAGTAGAACCACATTTTTGTGATAATTCAAAAATTTGAGTTATATCAGCACTCGCAATTAAACCGGATTGATTATTAAACGTTATACTTACATTATTTATTTTAAAAAATGAGTCAGTATAACCCCAATTTTTAGAACTTTGAGGCACCGATATATTTACACATATTAATGACGGGACTTGATTAATTTGAATATTTTGTAGAGTAATAGTATTTGTAGAATTAGGAGCAAAAACAGGAGCATTAGATGATTGAGTTAAATAACGAGCATATTCTTGGAATCCAATTACTGATTTAGTGCTAATTTTACTATATTGTAAATCGCTCAAACTTAAAAAATTATATAATATTTTAGTATTTGAAAATCCTGAAGCAGAATTAGGATTACCTAAAGTAATTGATGTAATATATGATGAAATACCGTTAGTAGTGCTATTAATAAATGAGTTTCCAGTATTCCAAACTCTTCTACAAGCAGTATCTATATTTAATACGAGATTTATTGTATTTACACCGATTAAACCGGATTTATTATAATCATCGTTGGTAAAAGGCGATAAACATAAAAACGGTTCAGTAAGTTTTGAATAAGAAACGTATATTTTCCAAGTATCAGAAGTAGATGTAGAAATTAAACTATCATCAGTTAAAACACCACCTACAAAATGTTGAACAACATAATAAGAATAAGGAAAAGCACCATTAGGAACTTTACAATTTGAAGCAATTGAAACTTCATTAAAATTTGCCATTGGATTAGAATTAGTTAAAACAGCATCACTAAACATACCAAAATTTTGATTAATATAATTTGGACAAGTTGAGTTATATTGTGAAAGATGAATTTTATCTTCTAATATTTTAATCATAGCAAAAATATCACTGTAATTTGTGCTGCTGGTGGCGTTATTCAATGTGAGTGAAGCAGTAGTAAAAAGGGATTGAAGCGGGTAAGGTGCTAAACTATCAGTAGTTCCAATTTGGAATGCTTGAGAACCAATTGGGACACTTCCACAATTTATTGTTAAATTTAAATCAGATTGTAATAGAACTCTTGCGTCCGTAACTATAGATTCAGAAGGGATTTGACACGTAACGGTTAATGATGAATTAGAACCCGTAAAAGGATACGCTTGATACGTATTATTTGATGCGCCATCAAAGATTGGATAAGTCATATCGTTAGTTAAATCATTAATACGAGGGTCTTGAATTTTAATACCTTTTATAGAAGACATTTATATATATATATATATATTATATATTTTTTTTTTAGAAATTTATTAAATATGATTTTTTAATTTTTTATAATAATCTTTTCTAAAGAATGCTATTTTTAGAGATAAATAAGTCCCACTATTCAAATATACGGGTTCTAAATTTCCGAAAACTGTTCTATACCAAAATTTAAAATCTAAATTAAACAATGGATTTTCACCAGTTAATTCAAAAACTCGATATTGTGCTGTAGGATTATAAACAATATTTTTATAGTAAATATTATCTTCTAAACTATATTCTAATAAAATATTTTGAGTATTTGAATTATTATTTATTGGTTCTACAACACCACCATAATATAATGTAGGATTAAAAATTTGACTTTTAATAACTGGTAAAAATTGTGATGTAATACATATACTTATTATTTGACTAAATAAATTTATTGATGGTGCTTCTTGTGTTAAAGTATTAGTTCCTGAAGAATCAACAACTGAATTATTAGTATTTATTACAATTTGTTGTAGTGCTAAACCATTTAAATCAACTGTATAAGCAGGAAAATAAGAAAATAAAGTATATAACGGTCCGTTAAAATAAATTACTACAGGTGATGAAAAATCTTGATTAAATACATTATTAGGTGAATATATTGAAAATAAATTAGTAATTGGGTCAAATTTAATATATGGTGCTGGTTCATCTGGTAATGCTGGAAATAATACTCTTAATTGTGTCCAAGCTGATGAAAGAGCATTATTTACAAGATAAGCAAAATAAGAATAATTATATATTGAATAATAAAAAAATTGATTATCTTGTTGTCCATTTGATGTTTGATTTGGTGGTGGTGGAATTGGTGATGTTTTATTTTGTGGTATAAATACAACATTTTGACCTACTGTTGTATTTTGATATTTTAAATAAATATTATATATAGATGTATTAACATTTCCTTGATTTGGAACAATAGGAACATTTAATATTGGAGCATCTGTATTTGTTAAATTAAATTGAACAATAGAACCATAATATTTATCAGGATTAAATAAATAAGGTAATAAACGGGATTGGTTATATTCTGCTAACGTAGATGTTAAAGAACCATCACTATTAATATTAGAAACTTGAACATCTAAATAGAAAACTTCTGGAGATTCATTCATCATTATATATATATATTAATATATTATATTTTTTTATAATTAATTTGATTATTATTTAGATTTTTTAATATTCTATATTATATATAAGTCATTTAAATATCTAAAAATAGATATTTATTAGATATTTACAAAGAAATATATAAAATTAGATAAATAATAGATATTATAATGTAAATATTTATAAATATTTACGAATACATATCTAAAAAATATATAAAACATATCTAAATATTAGATATCTTAATTATAATATCTAAATTAGATATTTAATATATTAATTTATTTAAAAAATAAAATATATAATATAATTATATATTATATGGATTCAACTAAATCAAAACAAATGTTAAGATATATTAAAAATAGAGATAAATATAATACAAGAGCAAAAGAATATTATAATAATGTATATTATCCAAAACATAGACAGGAATTATTACAGAAGGCAAGAGACCAAAGAAATAAAAAAGCAAAAATATATATTGAACAACCTGAAAAAATAAATTTTAAAGTAAAAATTGAAACATCTTGTGATACATCTTTAATAGTTTCATTTGATTAAAAGTTAATATGATTAAAATATTGTAATCATATTATCTTTTTTATTCCTTAATATTATATAATATGGATAATTCTTTTTTTTTCAAATAATTTTTCATCTTTTTATTAAACTCATCTTGTTTTATAGTTCTTTTATAATCATAATATAATGTTTGTAAAAGACACAATGAAAAACCAAAATAAAAACCACACATATAATTTATTAAAGAAATTTTTACTGGATTTTCATTTTTTCCTTTTTATAAATAAAGATTTCTGAAAATCCAGTAAAAAAATTATTTTGGTTTGAATTTTGGTAAATTCTCACTTATTTAGACAATTTAAATGATGTGTAATCCATCTACAATTTTCAGGACTATAAATACCATTATTATCGATTCTATCTAGTTCTAATTCTGTTTTAAAACCATTTAATATAGACCATTCATAAAATGATAAAAAATTATTTTTCCATTCTTCACATACAATAATATTTTTATCTAAATATGAATTTCTTTTTGCTGGGTCTAAAACTCGTTGTTTCATTCCACACCATCTTAAATAAATTGGATGTTTTGATAAACCGTGTAAAATATCTCCATTATCAGTTCTTATTTTTCTGATACTACAAATATTACATAAATCTGTAATTCTTTTACTATCAGACCTAATTAAACGATTTTTTTTACATACTGGACATTCGACATCTATTTTTTTTCTGTTTTCTTTTATTTTATCTTTATTTTTTTCTCTGTATCTTTTATTAATTTCTGCTTTTGATAATACCATTATATATATAATGGGGTGATTTCTTTAAATCATTTTTTATTAAAATTTAGGTAAATTTTTTTTACCTTTTATTTTTTGTTTTAAATTATATTGTTCTTTTAATCTTTTTAATGGTATTTCGTCTATCGTTTTCGGTGTTTCTTCATTTATTCTAACTGTTGGTCTGTATGTTTTATATCCAGTTTTACCCAATAAAGGATTTATATTAATCCAATTTTCAGATTTCCATCTTGATAATTTACGTTCTGAACCATCCTCTTCATATTCACCGCCATACTTTTTATATAATTTTTGTATATACATACTTTTATACGCACTGGGTTTTTTATAAACATTGTCCGCAATCTCTTTTACTTTATTGTATAAATCTTTATCTATTGGTATAGGCATATATAATACATTTATATTTTTTTTTACTGGATTTTCAAAAATCTTTATTTATAAAAAAGGAAAACTGAAAATCCAGTAAAAAAAAGTAATATTATTTTGATTCTTCATTTTCAATTCCTAATTCCATTTCTTTTAATTCTTGTTCTACTTCTAATTTTACATCCCTATGAACATTTATTAAACCACAACAAATATTTATATTATCGCATTTACTTTTTAAACAATAACGCACAACTAACCCAAATGAACCACATACGAGAGTAGATATTGTTATCCAAAATACAGCGTCAAATGTTTCTATCCAATTAGACATATATATATAATATTACTATATTATATATATTATAAATAAAAAATTATAATCATCATTATTTTATTTCAAAGTATTCCAAATTTAAATTTATTATATTTTAATTTTAAAGAATCTTTTGAATTAATATTTACATACCCCCTTTCATAAATATTATATTTTGTATATTCTTTTTTTGGTTCATCACTTATAACTGGTTTTATAATTTTTTGTTTTTCAGTTTTTATTTTTGGTTTTACATCTTTAATTATAACTGGTTTTACTTCTGGTTTTACTTCATCAATTATAACTGGTTTTACTTCTGGTTTTACTTCATCAATAAATTCAGGTTCTTGAACTTCTATTTTTATTATTTCAGGTTCTACTATTTTAATTTTTTCTTTTTCTTCTTCAATAAAATCATCATTAGAACTGTATCTATCACCACTAAAATAATATTTATATTGTTTTCCTTCGCAACCATCTATATAATAAGAATTTGTTCTTAATTCTAAATATCTCTTCAAATAAGTTTTATAAAAATTATTACTTTGTTCTTTATAATATTCATCCCTTCCACTATTTATTTCAAATGTTAATTTTCTATTTTTGAAACTAATAATATTTTTACTATCTTTTATTTGTTTCTTTATTTTTTTGTAAAACATTATTTCATCAATATAATGTAATCTATTTAATTTATAACATTTATTTTCTGGTAATCTTCCACCATCATAAACAGGAATAATAGATAATTTATAATTTTCTAATATTGAATTAATATATTCTATTTGAGTTCTTGTTTTATCATTTATATCTTTTGGTTGTCTTTGTTTATTAAAAATAATTTGATTTTCTTTTGTGTAAATTTCTAATCCCTTTAATGCTTTTTCTACTATTTCCGCTTTTATCATTTTATTTGTCATTACATTTTCAAAACCAATTTTTTCAAAAACTTTATTAATTAAATATAATTGTTTCTTTTTATTTTCTGTGAAAGCATCATCAACTTCTTTTAAATTATTTTCATCTACTAAATAACTAAAATTTTTAATTGATGAAGGATTATAAATATACAACTCCATTAAATTTTTAAATTCTACTTTTCCTGATTTTTTATTTAAAGTTTCTATTTTTAAATTGTCATCAATTTTTAAACTCATTTGAAATTCTAATGTTTTTTTAGCAATTTCAAAATGTTCTTTTTCTACTGTCTCTTGTTTATTTTGTTTTTCTAATAATTCTGTATATTCTTTTTTATCTATACTTTTACTTTTTATAATTTTTTCATTTTTAGTATCAAAACCTTTTAATTCTTCTTTTCTTTCACCTAAATATTCCAATGAATCTTTTTCATCTTCAAATTTCATTTTATAACCTTTTTCAGTTCCTAAATAAAACAAATAACTTAAAAATAATGATTCACTTTTATTTAGTTCTTCTACTTTGTTATAAATATAATTAATTGTATAAATATCAAAATCAACATCTTGTCTTGATTTACCATCTTTATAAATTATTTTTAATTTTCTAGTTTCTATCATCGCATTTTTTACTTCTTCAAATGTAAAATAATAATCTGAATCACCATTAATATCACTGTTAAAAACTGTTATTTCATTTCTTTCAGGATATCTAATTCTTGCTAACATTTGGAAAAAATCTCTTTGAGAACAAGAACCACAACTAATAATACCAAATATTTTATAAAAATAATTTTTCAAATCAAATGATACACCTGCTGTAATTGTTGGACTATAAATAACAACATCTAATTCACCCCATTTTTCAATTACATTTTTCAAATCTTTTTTACTTTTACAATCAGTAGTAGATATATAAATACCTATTTTTAAGTTTGGAAAATTTTTTAAAATTAAATTTTTATAATCGGTAGCATCTTTACTTGTCATACTTGCTATTGCTATTTTTTTTTTTTTTGATAATAACCTAAATATTTCATGTTCAACCGTTTCTCTACTATTATAAACAGTAATAGTTTTATTATTATTTTTGTGTTGATTTTCAATAAATAAATAATTATCAAATTTCATCAAGAAACATTTACTTCTATCTCCTAAATCTCCATCTAATGAAATAATATTTTTTGATTTATATAATAATTGTTCTAAGTATTCAAATGTTTCTTTTGTTTTACTTCCAAAAGTTGCTTGACTGTGATATTGATTTAATAAACTTTCTACTTCATCCAACATTATTAAATCATATTGATGAGTTATATTTTCAATTACTCCGTCTTCTGCTTCTATTACATCTTCATAAGATTGTAATTTTAATAAACTTTCTTCTTGTATGATTAATCTATTTACATTTAATTTAGATGTTTGATAATGTTTAAAATCTAAATCTTTAAAATTATTTTCAATATCATCACTTAATGTTTGTCTAAAAGATAACCATAAAATTTTTTCAGGATTATATTTTTCAATAACTCTTTTTATTAATTGTGTTTTACTGCTCCCATATGGTGATTTAATATTTATTGATTTATATTTTCTATTAATAAACATATCATCAAAATATGGTATTAAATCATCATCAATTTCTAAAGTCTTGTCTTCTAATTCTTTTGTTAAATATTGTTTATGGATTTTGATTGTTTCAACTAATTCTTTTTTTTCTGGTTGTTTAAATTTTAATTTAGAATAATATTCACCATTTGATTTTTTAACCCAATAATGAAGAGTTCCAATTGTATATCTTTTTTTAACTGTAAATTTTGACCATATTCTTTCACATTCTCCTTCTTGAAATTTTACATCTTTTTTAGAAATTTCAATCCATTTTTCAACTGTTGAACCAATACAAAATAATAAATAACCCAAACTATTCCAATTTATCCAATCGTTCAACCATGATGTTTTTAATCCATTTAATAATAAATCAAGATTATTTAAATCATTTGGTATTTCTTCATTATTTACATTATCATTAATAATTGGTTCATTTGTTTTTTTTGTTTTCTTTTCTTTTTTAATTGGTTCTTCTTTTGGTTTATATTTTTCAAAATGTTTTTTAATATTTACTGAATTTGTTTTATCAACAACTTGTAAAATGAAATCTTTTAATTTCCCATTTTGTATAGTATGATAATGTTTTTTATCTACTATTTTTGGTGTTGTTTTTGTTTCTTCATATGTTGTTTGTCCTGTTTGATTTGGTAGTCTAAACCAACTACCCTGTCTATAAACTGATAAATCGATATCAAAATTATAGATTTTTTCTATTTCTTCAGCAATTAATTTTAAATTTTCTAATTCACTATAATATTTAGGAATTGTAATATGGTATGATTCTTCTTTTCTTCCTTCTTTTTTACGATTATATTTTTTTTCATTATATGTATATTTAATATCTTTTACAACTAATTTTAATTTTAGACGGTTATTGAAAAAATCTAATAATGATTCTTGGACTGTTTCAATTTTTAAATCTGGGACTTCAATATCTAAAAAAAATTTATAATGTTGTCCTATAAATAATTTTTCATTATATTTCTTATCAGTAGAAACTTTAGATATAACATCATCAAGATTTTTATAGGTTTCTTTTCCTGCTTCTTTTACTTTAGTTGAAAAACTGTAATCTTCAATTTTGTATATTTGATATTCCATATTATATATAATATATATTAGATTTTATTTTTTAAATAGTTTTTTTTATTAAAAAAATATTCTATATATTTTTTTAAAAATTTAAATATTTCTATATGTTTTTTATTTTTAAATTCCATATAGTTTAACTAAAGTAGGATGTAATTCATCTTCTTCTTTCTTTTTCTTTTCATCCCTTACCCTTTTCTGTTCTACTTTTTTCTTTAACATTTCATTATATTTATCAGGATGTTCTGATTTTATCTTATCATAATAAGTCTTATTATTTTTTCTGGCGTTTTCCTTATGTTCTTTAATCCATTTTTTAGAACATTCATTAGTTCTTTGTTTTATCTTTAAATATTTTTCATAACCTAATTGTAATTCTTGTAAATTAATATTTTCCATTATATAATATAATATAGATATTTTTTTTTAAATAGTTTTTTTAAATAATAAATTAATTTATATATTTTTTAAGAAATTACAACACCATTCCAAGTTAAACCACCTGTAGAATTAACGCTTAAAGTTCCAGTTGTTCCATTAGCAGATAATACAATAGATGAACATCTTACAGTTCCATTAGATGCTCCAACAGTTCCAGAACTATTTCCAACAGATAATACATTACCTGACCCAGTTAAATTAACAAAATTATCAGTTGTATTTACATAAAAAGCAAGAGAAGGCGAAACAATAGAACCAGTAGTAGCGCAAGTAATAGCACCTGATACTCCAATATCACTACATAATAAATCACCATTATAAGCATTTACACCTGTTCCATTTCCAATTGCTAGAATATTTGAATTAGGACAAGATAAATTTATAAAATCAGTTGTTGTAGTTGGATTATAAACACCTACAATTGGTGTTGAAACACTACCAGCAGTTTCAGCACTAATAATTCCAGAACAAACTATACCGCCTACATCTAATGTTCCGTTTGAAGTATTACCTCCCGCACCGTTCCCAATTGATAGAGTATTACCAGCGGAACAAGTTAAATTAGTAAAAGTTGTTGAACCTAAACTAGATACAACACCAATAAGCGGGGTTGTAATATTAGAAGTAGATATAGTAGGTGTAGATATAGATGGAACAGTTAATGATGTTGAATTTACAGTTGAACTAAAAACAGTTTGAGATGCTACATAACCTGATGCTTCAGCATATTGTGAATTATTAATAGTTAAATTTCCTAATGTTAAATTACCATTTTCTAAAGTTGCGACAGACATTATATATATATATATATATATTATATTTTTTTTTATAATTTTTATATTATTTATAATTTATAGTTTATTATATTATTTTTTAAGCATAACAAATCCAGAAATTACATGAAATATATGAAGGTGTTATATTAACACCATCACCACCAGAAATACTATCTGTTTGTTGTATATTTGTTCCTGATTGATTTGTTGGAACACCTGAACTACCATCTTGAGAATATAAATATTGTTGAACTCCAACGGGTGTAATTGTTGAAAGTGCCGAATCATTGTAAATTGTATTGTGTGAATGTGGCGGAACTTCTTGTAATAATGGCGTTAAATTGGTTGAACCACCACCATAATTATAATAAACTCTTTGAGCATTATTATATCCACCTTGACCATTTCCATAAGCATAATTTGAAGAAGAACAACCAGAAACTGAACCATTACCACCGATTGGAAATCTTGAAGCAAATGAAGGAACTGAAAAAGAACCACCCGAACCACCATAAGCGTATCCAATAGCAGAAAATAATAAAGGGTAAGCAGTGGTAGAATATGAAGAACCATCACATAATAAAAAATTGGGTGGTGAATAAGTAGCAGTAGTAGGCATTAACATTTTTATTTCTCCTACTATTCTAAATTGAACAGGATAATTTTGAGAATTAATAGTAATTGTTGGATTTGATGTAAATCTTGTCGCTCCTTGTGTTGTTATATTAGCAGTTGTAATATTTCCAGTTGTAATATTAGCAGTTGTAATATTAGTATTTGTTAAATTACTTGTTGGTAAATTTGCTGTTCCTGAAACAGTTGATAAATTACCTGTAAAAGTAGGGTTATTTATAGTTAAAAAATTTGTTATTTGACTTCCAACATAATTTTGAACATATTGTAAATTTGCTAGTAATTCTGTGGCGGTTTGTGTTAGTGGTTGTGTTATTGTTGAAGAATTATTAAAAAATGTTTGTTGTCTTACTCTTTGGTCGATACCTGAAAAATATGACATTTATATATATATAATAATATATTATATTTTTTTATTTTATATATTATATATATATATATAAATGTCTAGTAGGTCAATATATGGGGCGAATGTTCAGTTTAATACAGTTCATTTTAATAATCAACCTTACACAAATTTTTTTAATAAAAGTATAATTTTAAATGATTTAGAACAATTAAATTTTGAAGATGGGACTTCTCAAACAACAGCATATTTAGGTAATTCACCA